ATGTATAACGACTCATTTACCGTCCGAAGACGAACACTAACCGAAGACGGAGCGAGCGGGTTTAATGTTTCCGAAACTGATTTATCAACTGGAAACGCAGGGGCTTTACAAGGACGCTCAGGGAGCAAACAAAAAGCGCAAGGAACGGAAGAGGTTATCATCACTCATAGACTTTATTGCGGAGCGATAACGGTAGAGGAAAGCGATACTATAATAGTAGATGAAAGAGAGTTCGATATTAATTATATTAACCGTGAGTTACGAGGCAATCATTATCAAATAGACTTGATCGAAAGAAGACGGGAAGAAGAATAATGGCAACACTCGGAAATATAATATGGAACGGTGACAAGGTTCTGAAAGAGTTTGACAAGAAAGCCGACAAGAAACTGTTGGGGCTTGCGATAACTGTTCAGGGAAACGCGAAGCGCGCTATGCAACAAACGAAAACGACTCGAAAAAAAGGGTCACGTAATCCGGTTTCGTTGCCGTGGAACGCCCCCGCTATTCAGACTGGACAACTTGTTTCTGATATTAATTACGGCCATGTTAAAATGCTACATTATAGAGTTGGGACGGGATCTAAATATGGATTATGGTTAGAGGTCGGAGTCCCGGAAAACAACTTATACCCGCGCCCGTGGTTACGCCCGGCGCTTTATTCGCTAAAGAAAATATAAGGATAAATTATGGCTGGCTACGATCCGACACAATTACCGGAAGGACTAACGCAGTATTGGAACACCTCCGAATTATCTGGCGTTTTACCGTTGTATTATAATCACGCTCCACAAGGAAAATCCCGGTTGCCATATTGTGTCTGGTTTCCAGTTTCGAGCGTAACATCGTACACAATGAGCGACTCGCAAAACAACCAACTAATACAGTTTAGCATTTACACGTCCGATTTGCTATCCGTACAACCAGCGCGGACGTGGGCAGAAAAAGTCTCGAATATTTTAGACGAGGCCACCTTCCCGCTTTCCGGACAAACTATTATACGAACCTCAAGGGAAAGTCAACGAGAATTTTTAGACCCTCAAAAGGGTTATTATTACCAACTGGACTATATGTTCTACTATGAGGAGGATGCTTAAATGGCAGGTATTTCAGGTAAAACTGGTAGCGTCGTTTTTGACGGCACGACACAGCTAAAAGTTACCAATTTTGAGTTTAATGAAACAGGCGATATTCTGGACGATACCGGAATGAGTGACGGCGGGAAGCGCACCCACGTTTTAGGTCTTGAAGGAGCGACGTTTACGTTTTCGGCCAATGCTAACACGGCCGCGGGTGGACTTCCGAGAGAATCTGGTGACGCTGGAGCGTTTACACTAACAAGCGATACAGCGGCCCGTGTTGTTTATACAGGAACAGCGACAATCGGAAGCGTAAAATTTGGCGTGCCAGTTGACGGTGTTGTTACAATATCTTGTGACGCTACTTGTAATGGCGCGTGGGTATATACTCCTACATAGTATTGAAAGGATTTTATTATGAGCGATGCGGATAAGGCCGCCGGGACGCCTTTTGAGTATCCGGTAAACGGGAAACAAGTTAAGTTTAAACAGCTGAAACTACGCGATCTTGGGAAGTTAAAACGCCAATTACAACGGGAGCGCATTGAGGTATTAAAAGACTCACTTCCAAAAGGTGATGAGCGAGTAAACGCGATCGCAAAAGTGTTAGATATTGAAATTGACATTTTCAGTTTTCTGGCAACAACTGAGGGGGTTATGAAGGTGGTCGAGCTTTCGCTTGGTACTGACCAGCCGGACGTTGACATCGACCTCATCCTGAACCATCTTGACCCTGAAGAGTTTGCAAAAATTTCAGAGCAGATTATACCGTTGAAAACGCACCGAAACGAGACTGATGAAGTGCAAAAAAAAAGCGATTCAGTATAGCGTCGTTGGCGATTAACGTGATGGAAAAATATCAATCGTACACATTGGAGCAAGCGATGGATTTGACATTCTGGCAAGCAACTTCTTTACTCGAAGGTAGCGAAACCACACAGATAAACTATGAGTATGAGTGTGCAACCGAAACAGACAGGGCGTTATACGATTCATTGACAGCGGGGAAATAATATGGCGGCAAAATTAGGCGAAGCGTTTGTAGATATAACTGGAAACAACTCTCCGTTAATAAAATCTCTGAGCGCTTCCAAGGCGGCGGTCAACAAAGCTACGCAAGCAATGGCAGATCGTATGCGTAAAACTGGCGAAAAGATGAAAGCCGTCGGGGCGGGGTTTACAAAATATGTTACACTTCCGATTGTCGGTGGTCTTGCGTTGGCAACGAGGGCAGCAATAATTCAAGAGGATGCCGAGTTCGCACTTGCGGCGGCGTTGAAAAACACAAACGATTTTACAAAAGCCAGCTTTGAAGATATGAAAAAATATGCTTCTTCACTACAAGAAATTACGATATACGGTGACGAGGCGATAATTACACAAATGGCTGTTGCTAAAAACATGGGCGTATCAGCAGATAAACTAAAAGAAACAACAAAAGCCGCTATCGGACTTGGGGCGGCATATACCCTTGATTTGAAAACAGCAATGATGTTAATGGCTCGCGCCTCCGCAGGCCAAACAACAATGCTCACAAAATACGGGATTATCCTTGACGCCTCTTTATCACCACAAGAAAAATTTAATGAGTTGCTAAAAATTGGAGCAAAAAACTTTAAGTTAGCTGAGGCCGCCGCTGAAACAACTGGCGGTAAAATAAAACAAGCACTAAACGCAATTGGTGACGCCGCGCTTGAGTCAATCGGTAAGGTTCTTACACCGACAATAAAAGCCGCCGCGAACACGTTGAAAAAATGGGCAGTAACTTTTAGCGGTTATTCTGACGGAGTGAAATCTGTAATTGTTACGGTGGCATTATTGGCGGCCGCATTAGGCCCGTTGTTGCTTGTGCTTGGAAAATTAATGACCACTATGGCTCTTATTAAAATTTCAGGCATAACCTTTGGGGCTTCCTTAACAAAGCTCGGCGTAAGCGCACTATATGCCGCACCTGCCCTGATTGCGGTTGCGGCCGCAATATACCTAATGAGTATCAGGGCGGCAAATGCAGAGGCGGCAAACGCTAAACTTGTTACCCAGTTCAGCCATTTTAAAGAGGTTGCGGACAGCTTTGAAAAGCCATCAGATAAGCTAAAGGTTTTAAAAGAACAACTTCGGACACTTGTTTTTCAAATGCAGGTTGTTGCAGAGCAAGGGAAAACAAACCCATTGCAAGTATGGTGGGCTGGCGGGCCTGAAAAATTAAAAGCGCTAAGGGCCGAAGCCGATAAAATAAAAGCTCAGATTATAGGTGTTGGAAAAGCGGAAAAAATATCCACAAAAGAAAAAGAAAAACAATTAAACCTACAGCGCCAAATGTCTTCTGTCAGGTCTGTTTTTACACGAATTGCAGAACAAGCGGCGGCGGGAAAAATAAAGTTTTCTATGAATAACCAAGTTGAAAATATTAAAAAAGCAAAAATAACAGATAAGCAAGCGAAAGACGTTGACGTGAAAAACGAAATAGTTCGCGGTAATAATATTAGCAAAGAGATGCTTGAGTTACAACGCGAGCGACTTGGGAGAATGGCATAATGGCAGGTATGGCTGGAAAAGATGGTAGTATATTTATCGGAGCGAACACCGACGGAGCTATGATGTATAACATCCACAAAGTTACAAGTTGGGATTGGAACGAAGTTGCCAACATAAACCCTGCCACCCTCAAAGACGGCAAAGGATTCAATGATTATGAACTTGGTACTAAAGGCGCAACCTTTACATACGCGGCCTTCTTAGACTATTCAGAAGTAAACGCAGTGCCACCAAACGTTGACACTATTATAAAATTTGATTTACGAACTAACGATTTACTTAGACTTTATTATGACGGCACAGCTATTATAACATCCGTCACTTTCGGGGTTCCTGTTGACGGCGTTATAAACTATACGGCAGGCGCGACCGTTAAGGGTGCATGGACAAGGGGCGGAACGTCTTCGCCGCCGTGGGAGGTGACATAATGGCTATTAAAGAACTTAACGGAAGCCCGACTGGTGTAATTCAAACAGACACAGGAGCCACGGCAACCAGAAGATTTAAAGTTACATACGCAACAAGGATTTCAGAGTCACCTGCTATTGGAGACTTATTCCCCGGAAACGATTACAAAGGATTAAAAGTAATTAGTAGGGCGTTTAGCCCCCTCGGAGATGACAACGCTCACCCGGACGACGATGGGAACGGCTTTGAGTATGCGACTGTTACTGTAGAGTATTCAACCGAATATTTTCTTGCTAATACTATTGAAATAGACTTTTCGGTAGAGGCGATAAACACGGCGGAAAGCAGAACGTATGCTGACACAAATACTCCGGTTATCGGTAGTTCAGCAATTGTTTATTATCCTGTTGCGAGCATTACTGTAAACAAGAGAATATTTGGCGATCCGTTTATCCCTATTAGCATTGTGATGATAATGTCGGGAGGTATTAATCAGGGACGGGTTAAGTTAGGAGCTTTTGACGTGTTGCCTGAATATCTATTATTTGAGGGAGCGACAAGCAAAAGCTACAAACTTATGAACGGTACAGTTCAAACAGATTTCGTTTATAAATTCACATATCGAAACAGAAGTCATAACGAAGTTTGGCGGCCCGGACTTGTAGCGCGAAACAAAAATGGTAAAATACAGTACAACGCAGACGGAACCGTACAAATGATGGCAACCGCACCAGGTACTGGAAAGTGGACAAGAGTAACACCCGCAATTTATCAGTCATATAATTTTGGGAAACTACTATAATGAGTAAGTTTTTACCCCGAAAAATACCGGGCGGACAACAAATAACCTCGCGAGAATATAACGCCCTTTTGGACTATGTTGGACAATTGCGAAATATTAATGTAGGCCCCGGACTAAATGTCAGACTGGCGGGTAGTGGGTTAATGCTGTCGTTATCCCCTGTAACAAACGATCTAAGCGACACGGGAGAAGAAGCATTGTATAGTGACGCTACAAACGTCGGAGCGACTATAGCGGCGGTCGCTGGTCTTGTAACGGTCACGGCCGATGTTGGCGGTGGTGCGTTGGTTGATAGAGACGGAAACGAAATAAACTTTGGAAGCTACGCAACGGATGGCGATCAGTATAAAATGGACTTGAAGCTAAACGGAAAACCATTGACACAAATAGACGCGGCAATCGGGCTTGCTCCCGGAAGGTGGGAGTGGGGAGTTGATACAACCGTCGGGGCAGAAAACTTCGTCGCTCAAATAGGCACGGCGGCCGACACACACG